AATTGGCACCCCATTTGGTTCAGGGTGAAACACCCAAATTGGTTACTTCTCCAATTAAGGATGATCTTAAAAAAGAAGCTGTCATTGTTCCACCGGTTGTTAAACCTTCCGTCCCTGCAAAAGACGAGAAGAAGGCTGAACCAAAACATGAAGCATTGGTTCCGCAGTCCCCTATATTTAGGCATGACTTTGCAATTCAATTCGTAGGGAAACTCCTAGATCGAGATCGTGAATTTGTACAACACTGTCTTTCTACTGTCAATGGGTTGTTGATTAACACCCACAGTAAAGACCGCGCTTGGTATGTTGTTTTTGGTGACCGAGAGTATGAGCTTCCTCAAGCTGCTTTTGTTCCTGAAACATGTAAGGCATCTTGTGTGAGAGCGTTGCCAAAGAGATCTAAAGGAGATTTTTATATGATTGACACAAGAAATATGGACGGCCTTCCTAGGGCTAAACAGGCTTGCTTTGATGTTCCTGCGATTGGTCAAGATTGCAGTATGATCACTTATGATAGAAGGACCACAACTGGTAAGGTTCTGGACATTTTGCGGGTTGAACCTAATGAAATGGTTTCCCACACGTGTACTACTGAACAAGGCTGGTGTGGCCTCCCCTTGTTGAACGGCAACGGCAAATTTATTGCGTTGCACTCTCAAGCTGGGGTCAAAAACCAAAGTAACCTGTCCATATCTTTTTCTAGGGAGATGATAGTTCTTATCTTTTCTCCCCTGTCAAAAAACGAATGAACGAGCTGGAAGTCCCTGCTGTTGAGGGGGCCCAGCTCGACCGACCTGGTGTACAGATCGGATTGCGCCAAATTTCAACAGTTCCCTTCAGACCCTTAGGGAAATCATCTTATATGCCCAGTCCTTGGGCTAAAGGGGTCGACACATACATACCGTCCATTTTGGCTTTATCCACTGTTAGACAGGGATTGTCGAAATCTAACGAGACACATCGACCTTTTCCTGAAGAATTGGTGTGTTGGGCTGAACAGCAGATTATTCGAACTTTACAATGTGTTTTGACTAGTACGCCCGATGATCTTATCGGTACGTATGAGGAGGCTGTGGCAGATCTCTCTTGGGACAAATCGCCAGGGTTTCCTTATTATTACTTTGCCAAGACTAAGCAAGAAGCCATGGAAATGGCTGGCAGCGAGGTAAAACAGAAGGTCGAAAGAATACTTTCCGGACAATTTGAGGAAAGTTATTTTAGTCTGACTGAAAAGAGTGAATTGAGAGAGCGTGCGAAAGTCGAAGCCGGGAAAACGAGAGTTTTCATGGCCGGTGATATGCACCATCAATTGGCTTCTCATGTCTTATTCAACAAAATGAATACACTTATCATGGATACCAGGATTAGGGAGCATCCTATTACTATAGGTCTCCGTATGCCTGGTCCAGAGTTCGTTGTTGCCATGTCGAATCTTGGCGACAGCGCGAACGACGGTGATCTTACCGGATGTGATCTGCGTTTCAATCTTCGTTGCGCACGTTCTGTGCGAGACATAAGAGCTCACTTCTTGCCGACCCGTTATTTTGAGGCGGTGACTAATCTCTACAATGCTATATACTGCGGGTATGTCGCAGGGCTTGGTGGCATCTATCGGTTGGATGGCAACAAGAGCGGTGGATTCAATACCGCGCATGATAACTCATTGATGACTTGGGAGGCGTTGCTTATAGGTTGCAAGGCAGTATACCCTGATCATGTTGGTAGTTATTTCCGATTTTCGGATAACCCTGACTTGATCAACGGTGATGACTTAGCAGTAGCAATGGCTGAGGGGATTTCCTTTAAATTAGTCTGTGATTGGCTTAGGAATTATGGGACCATGATTGAGGCTCTTGACTGGACACCACGTCCTTGTCATGAGATCACTTTCTTATCCCATAGTCTAATGCCCAGATACGTTGCTGGATTTGGCGACTTTATCTGCACGGCTGGAAATCTCAACAAGCTAAAGAGTTCTTTAAATTGGATTAAGCGTAGTTCGACGCTGACCTTTTCAGAAAGCTGTGTGGCACATCTGATAGGTTTGCGTATTTGTTTGTTTCCTTGGGCCATGGAATTTGAAGAGGCGGACAGAATTCTGTCCGATTATTTGAAAACCATAGCTTTAACTGATTTCATTCGCGAGGTGCTGGGCGCCCGTTTGACTGAAAGACAGTTGGCAATACTTCACACTCGTTGCGAGGGTTTTATTTTTTCACCCACTCATTATCAAAATCAGGTGCTTAAAGGTCGACACCGCCTGATAAAAGAGAGGTTAATAGATTTAGCCAAAAACAAACAAATTCAATACCAGAGCATGACGACTACTGTTATAGACCGCAAGATTGATCAAATTTTAAACACGCT